ATGAATACCCCAGCATCAAATGATAAAAATCCAACTCCAGATTTGGCTGAAGATAATGCGTTCTTCCCATCACCATATTCACTGAGTCAATATACTTCTCCTAAAACAGATTACGATGGCACAACCTATCCAACGCCGTATACGGGCAATAAAAAAGTCTTAATGATTGCAACTGATGAGCGTTATATCCAGATGCAAAACGGTAAGTTCTTTTCTACAGGAAACCATCCAGTAGAAATGCTTTTGCCGATGTTTCATTTAGATAATGCAGGCTTCGAAATTGATGTCGCGACCCTTTCAGGGAATCCAGCCAAACTTGAAATGTGGGCAATGCCAAAGCAAGAACAAGTGGTATTAGATACTTTCCAAAAATATGCAGATAAATTAAAAAATCCGTTAAAACTTGGTGATATTTTAGAAAATGTAGTCGGTGAAAACTCTCTATATGCGGCTGTATTTATTCCGGGTGGGCATGGGGTGTTAGCGAAGATTCCGCATAGCCTTGAAGTGAAGAAAGTTCTTAAATGGGCAGTTGAACAAGACAAATTTATTATTACGTTATGTCATGGTCCAGCTTCGTTACTGGCTGCCGCAATAGATGAACAGCCTGAGAATTATATTTTTAAAGATTATCAAATTTGTGTATTCCCTGATTCATTAGATAAGGGAGCAAATATTGATATCGGTTATATGCCGGGAGCTTTACCGTGGTTAGTCGGTGAGAACCTTGAAAAACTCGGTGTGAAGATTCTGAACACTGGTATTACCGGACAATGTCATAGAGATCGTAAATTGTTAACGGGCGATAGTCCGCTTGCTTCTAATAATTTAGGTAAACTTGCAGCTGAAACATTGCTGGCTGAAGTGAAGGATTAAGTTATTCAATATGTGCGCCCTGCGGGACTCGAATTTAATAGTTAAAATTAGGTTTTATTTAGTTATTTTATTTTTAATTATTTTTGATACCGTAACTCGTACCGTAAAAAGTAAAGCCCTCAAACAAATAAGGCATCCTTTTTAGGATGCCATTCTGTGCTTTTCTATCCAACAGTCTATATCAGATTCAAGCCATCTCGCAATTTTTCTTTTGCCCTCTCCAAATAACATAGAAGGAGGGAAGTAGCCTGTTTTCATCCAGTCATAGATAGTTGACTTTGGAAGGCTGGTTTTTAATTCAACCGCCTTCAAGTCAAGCAAACGACTTTGCTTTTCTGACATTACCCCTCCTTACTTTCCGCTTTAGGCTTTGCCCACCACAAACAAGGCCCATCTTCTGTATCAAAACCGGCAATAAGAAAGGCATCTTTTATAGGTGTTTGTGGTTTCCAGTTTGACCAATCTGCACAGTCGTCTTCAGGAATTTCTGGAATATCCCAATATTCCAAACGCTCAACAAGAATTTCTACACCAAGATTAATTTGTAGCTGAGCCCATTGTTCTTTTGTATAAAACTCAGCATTCTCTCCAATAGTGTCGTGCTTCTCTATATCAGGGTGGAACCAGCAGCTATTTAAATCATCTGGTACTTGTGTTGGTTGTATTTGATATTTCATCCCTCAGCTCCAGATTCGCTTGCTTCAACAGCCTTACATATGGCTTGTTGATCATCATTCATAATGTTTTCATCATCATGAGTGTTATTTGGATGACACATTGCTATGCCAATATGACCAATTGTTCGTTCTGCAACATCTTTCGGCACAACAACATGCGTATCTGGCACCGCCTGAGCTTGGGCTTTTTCTAGCTCTGCATCACGATGCTTTGCACATCTAAGCCAAGCATCCCAACGTCTATTCATGTTGCTTATTTCTTTCTGAGCAATTTCAGAAGGATTGTTTGATCTAGTCATAAACAGTTCATGCTCATGACTAAAAATAATGTCTCTTCTTCCTTTGTAATATTGGAAGGTGTTCAGAAAAGCCTCTCTTTCCTTATTCAAATCTGTCATGCTGCCACCCTCAAGCATTGCCTTGTGTGCCAATTAAAGATTGCTTGCGGCTACCACAAGCGCTAACAATTTCCGCTTCACAATCTGTGCCTTTAAACTGTGAATAGATAATCCCAAGTTCAGCAACATCAGTAGTTGCATTGATGCGCTTGATAGCCTCATCAAAAGCAGCTTGAAGTGCTTCTTCTTGGCTGCGACCATCGTTAAGCCAAGCAATAAGTTTCTCGCCTGTTTCCTTTGTGATTACTTCACCGGCTGGATTAAAAAGTTTGGTTCGGTCTTTTGTGGGGATTGCAAATTTATTTTCATGCAACATATCGAGTGAAACGGTAAGCTCATACTCATAGCCTTCACGCTGCTCTGCTTTCATGCCAAGTTTGATAACTTTTCCTTTTTCACCTTGTACAGTCTCAGTTTTTGCACGAGTTGTAGTGATGATGTGCATATCTGTTTGAAGAATCGCGTCAATAAATTTGCGGTGACGTGGTGTAGTTTCTGACCAAGCTGACCAAGTGTTACCTTTAAAACGCTTAGCTGCTTCATCGTTGATTTCCAAACATCCACCAGTTCCAATCCATTCATGACTAGCACTATCAATGATAAGAACTTCATAGCCCATGTTGTATGCTGCATGGATCGCGCCAGCAAAGCGTTCAGGGCTATAGGGCGGTTTTAATGGCAATGTGTCAAAGTTAAATTCATTTGCATATAAAGATGCAGATTCGTTTTCTGTATCAATAACTGCAATCTTTTTGCCAAGACTTGAAGCCAACACAAGGGCAGAGTAGGTTTTACCCGAACCGCTGGCGCCATTAAGATTTAGCTTAAGCTTTGCTTTTTTACGTTCAGCTTTAGTGAAAGAGAACTGTTCTTTACTTTGCATGTTCATCTTTAATCACCTTTATATTTCGAATCTGAGTAAATTGGAGACAGTTCGTGAGTCGTTTCATCTTTCTTAACTACGACTTGATTAACTGGTCCGCATTTGTAATTTGGTTCTTTTTCACCGATAGGTGTGCAGTGCTCTAAAGTTAAAGCCCATCTTTTCCAAGACTTTGAAAGGGCATCCCAGTAGAACATTTGGTCCTTATTGGCTTTCAATTTCCAATCGCTGCCACCAAAAGTGCTGTAGTGAGTTGCTTCATCTTCTTCACCAACACTGAAACCAAACTGTTCAAGAAATTCTGTATTGAAGAAAAAGCCCATACACACCTCACGCTTTAATAGTTGCTAAAAGGTTTGCAGTGTGTAGACGCTCCATTTCTGCAATCTTGCTTTGCCAGTTACGGTATTCTTTAGAGTCGATGTCACCACGTTGGAAGGCATATTCAACTGCGCCAGCTAACAGTTCAGGATGTTTGCTCAAGTCTTTCAAAAGCTTTGACTCAGTAGCAGCATCAAACGAGATATTGGCTAACATATTCATGAGCTAGTACCTCGTATCTTTCTGAGTTGCTCTACGACTTGCTTGATTTCTTCTTCGGTGCGCCATACACCAATGAAGCTAAGTTCTTTATTATCTTTAACTTCAAAGTAATATTTTCTATATCCAGAAACTTGATAGTCATCAATGATGTAGACATATCCATCTTCTTCTGGCTCAAAAGGCTTCGGTAGCTCAAGTTCAAGCTTGATGGTTTGGGGGTTGAGGCGGAATTTATACAAACCATTCACAACCTCTTGTACACTGAAATAAACAATAGGTATCCACTCTTCATTTTCTTCTGAAAACCCTTCAACCTCTTTCCCATCAGCCAAAGCTCGCAACACATCCGCACCGCTAATCAAGGCTGGGTCTTGGGGTTGAGTAATAGGCGTCAGGCTATTCGCAATATAGTTTTCATAGTCATTTGATTTATTAATAGCTGATTTACACCATTCACCCTGCCAGTAATAAATAACCTTGTCGCTAGTTAAATAGATTGATTCATCCCGCTTGTCGCGATGAGTCGCATCCTTCACATCATTCCGCTTCAACACAACAAGGTCGCGTAGCTGAGGGAGGGTGAGTTCTTTATCAACACTACACCAATAATCAAAATTAAAAGGGCTATCAGCTTCTTTCGATACAACAATAAATCCTTTTTCATTATCTACATGATTAACCACAATATAACCCAACTCAAAAAACAACTCCTGAGTCTCTTTGCTCTCCGCTTCATCTTTAACTTTGATTTTGTAGTTATCCATGAGAGGGCTCCTTGTCCGAATCAACTCCTTTCAAGCGCTCAGCAAGCATTGCATCTGCTAAGTGATATGCATTTCTAGCCACATCTTCATCAATTAGATAGAAGCCCATGTTTGCAGCAAAGCCTTGCATAGCAGCAATTGCAAACTGATCACGTAAAGTTAATGTTTCCATCACTTCACCCCCTCAACCTGAACGCGGACATACATGTTCTGTTTTGCTTTGAGTTCGTTGACGTGTTGCTCGTCGGCACAGCCTTTTAGGAATGCAAATACAATGAAGGTGATAACCCAGAAAGCTACGAATGCTTTCGAGCCATCCCTAAAGGCTTGGCTAAACTTGTACTTTTCAATTCTTTGATTCATACTTATCTCCGCATTTGATGCAAACCGCCTAGACTCTGACCCCTATGGCGGTTTTTGTTTGTCGATGAGATAAATATCGCATTTCCGATATTATTAGTCAATAGGGAATCCGATATTTTTATAGAAATTCCGATTTTTGTGTTTTAATAGACAAAAGAAAACCCACACGGGGTGGTGGGTTTGATGGTTAGGGGTGACTACCTATTTTAGTGGCGAAGAAATTTTGATAGAGGTTGTACTACAGCATAGTCAGAAAGGATAGCTTGCTCCGCTTTATATTTATCATTTTCAGTATCATCAATAATAATATTAAAGGAAACATTATCATTTAAATTTTGAGTATCAATCATTTTTCTCAATTGATAATTTGTTTTATTCTTATCTGCTTGTATGTAGTCAATAAATGTGCTGTTGTGTGAAAAATTAAAAGGGTATTTCTCCCCAGAACGACCAGCAAGTTTAGGGCTTACTTCAATTGAGTGGAATTTTTTTTCTAGCACCACTCTAATTGAATCTAGAATTTCATCAATTGCTTGATGTGATCTTGATTTGTATTGGTAATTGATTAGCTTTCCGAGAAGTTCAGTATATTCAATTACGGTATAATCTAGTTGTTTTATTGATGTCTCGGCAATCAAACACCCATCTTGTACAGAAATAGATTCATACATTTTGCAAAAGTATTTAATTTTATCAATTGCATCAAAATTTTCCACGCATACAGATTCTTCAAAATGACGAACATTTAGTCCATAGTCACTTAGAATAATTTGATCTCGTGTATTCTTATGTGCATAAACTACTGCTGGAGACCCATTTGGAAAAACTAGGGGTAGAGTGAAGCCACAAGAATTTCCTTGATCAGAAAACTTTTGGATAAAAGCATTCAAGACTGTATCTGAAAGATGTGCACTCATAGTAGCAACTCCCCCGCAAGAGGTTCCATTATATCACTCGACCTAATTTGCAAATTAATATTTTTAGCAAAAAGTTGAAACCATTTTTGCCAATCTTCAAGATTGTAAGATAAGTCAATCTCAAATGCGTCATCAAGAAGATGAATGTGTGGACCATAAAAAACTTCACGCTTCTTTTTATCAACATGTGACCGTTGATGCTCTGGATATACACAAAGATCGTAAAGCCAATTAGTCTTTTTCCCAACTCTCTGCACCAAACCAAAACTATGCTTCATTGAATCTGGTGCAATATTTGTTCTTAAAAATATACTTAACCCCACAATATTTAGCTCGGTTGATGTTTCGTAAATTGGAGCTCCTGAAAATTTATAAAGTGACAGATTGTTTATTTCTCTCGTCATTTTAACTGGGGATTCAAAATATTTTGGAGCCTCCAGTATTCTTTTCCCCTCATCCAGGTCTCCAAAGCACCTATTCCCACTCATGCGCTTCTCCAAAATTATTCCCGAACCGTTATAAAGTACTGTGTCGGGTTCACAGTTTATTAATCTTTGGTTTTATTAATCTTTTGCCCAAGCTTTCCTTCTTTTACCAACTGCACTACTTGTTCATTCGTAAGCACAGGAATAAAGACTTTATCGCCAATATCTTTAGAAAGGATCTTTACTTCTTCAGCAGTTAGCACCAAAGCTTCACCATGTGTTGCAGCATCATTGATGCGAGCAATAATCTGGTTGATTGGTAGTTTTGAATTGTCCATATATCTCACCTAAAACCTTTATTTAACTTTTTCTAAAACGCTTTGGTCGCGACCCGCCTAATGGTCTAAATGCATCAATAACCAAGCCCACAAGCTCCATGCCATCTTCAAATTCAATAATATTAGGATGAAAGTTGGGGTTTAATGCTTGCAAGTATTTTCGTTGGTCACTTTCAATTACAAGCTTCTTAAAGGTTGCATCTGAATTATTTCGAACAACGATGAGGTCATCTGGGAGTAGGTCACAAACTTGATAGTTTGGATTAACTAAAATGTAGTCTCCCTCTTCATATCTAGGGGAATTACTTACACCAACAACTCTCAAATAAAAACAACCATCTGGATCATCTGCACTAAGTGGTGGCAACCATTCATTTATTTTATTAGGATCGATAGCTTCTACTGATGTCATTGTCCCTGCCTGCACCCAAGAAAGAACGGGAATTAGTTTTTTAGTTATAGGCTCAACATTATTGTCAAACTTACTGACAATTCCTTTTTTTAGCTCTTCTGCGGTAACACCAAGTGCGGTAGCCAGCTCAAGTATAGAGCCTGTCGATTTCGCATTACCTGTTTCAAGGTCAGAAATTACAGACTGTTTGACACCTGACTTCATAGCCAGTTCTTTTTGAGTCATCTTCTTAGCTTTGCGAATTGCTTTTAAGTTTTCGCCCAAAGTAGCCATAAATTTGTCCATCGTTACTACTATCGGAATTCTGATACATATTTCAATCGGTTTGGCTATTGAATAAATATCGGAAAACCTATATATTTAATAAAAATTATCGGAGACTTCCCATGAATCAATGGCAGAAGATGATCTCTGAGTTAAGGGAAAAGGGTCTTACTCAGACATTCATAGCCACAGAAATCGGTTGCTCACAGAATTACGTTAGTGATTTAGAGCGCGGGCTATGTGGGAAACGCCTTTCATATGATCTAGGAAAAAAACTAGAAAACTTATGGAAGGAATATTGTTCAAAACAATTAACCGCTTAGGAACTAAACCATGAGCAAATTATCAACCGAATTGAGTGCAAGGGCTAGAAATGAAGTTTCTAGAGTTTTGCAAGCCCTTGCATCAAGCAATCAAAGTCAGGTTGCTGAACAGTTGGGGATTGATCCAAGCACATTATCACGAATGAAAAATGATAGAAAATCCAATGGCTTGACTGAGCTTGAGAACTGTTTAGTGCTGTTGGACATTCTTGGATTTAAGACTGTCCTCAAGAAATATCGAATGATTAGCGAGGAAAAACTAAATGCGCTTTTTGTGATGTCAAAAGCGTGGATGGAAAGCAAACAAACAATTGACGATCTTTTTCAAGATGACATTGAAGATTTCGGCATGTGTTTTGAGCTTGGTTACAAAGAAAAAGCCTGATCTCGCAAATCAGGCTTCACGTTCAATCGGAGAAGGACCAAATGAACTATCAAATATTAGCAGACATTAAACTAAATCGGAAGATTAGTTTGTTTCAAAAAGCGGTTGAGGCTTATGTGCTTAATCGAACTCTCGAAAACTCTATGGCATTGGCTAAAGCGAAAGCTGAATTAGCTGCATTTGTATTGAGAGGTGTTTGATGGGTGCATTAAGAGTATTGCCTTTGGAGAATGTAGACATTCACCCAAGCACAGCAAAAAGAATTGAGCAAAAAACCATGTCCAAAAAAGAAGATGGGTACACACCATTGCCTAACTTTGTTTGTGATGAGGGGTATTTGGCTGTTTTAAGTGGTGAAGCAATTAAATGTCTAGTTTTGCTTAATAGACAAATCAAAGGCTTTCATGAAGAAAACAAGGCTATTGGTGAATCCTTAATTTTAAAATTAGCAGGCTTTAAAGACAAAAGAACTGTCAGAAAAGCGATGTCTGATTTAGCGAAATACAACCTAGTAAAAATCACTAAAACTTTGGGTAAAGCTACAAGTTATGAAGTGACTTTTGAAGATAGATTATCTATAGAACTAGTAGCATCAAATGATACTGGTGCATCTAAAGTAGTTACATCAAATGCACCTAGACTAGTAGCATCAAATGATACTGGAACTAGTAGCATCAAATGTCACTCTGTAAAAGAAAAGAAAATAAACTTAAAAGAAAGTGAGCAACAAGAAAATCCAGTTGATGAAGTTCTGAATATCTGGAAACCAGATTTACAACAATTGAATTCTTGGATGCAAAGATCTGGATTGCCAAAAATCAATCAAGCTCAAGTTGAAGAATTACTACTTGAAATCAATCCTCACTATGAAAACAAAATCCACACTGGTGCAGTAACAAGCACTCAGATGTATTCAAACTTTGTGAAGTGGGTTAAGCGTGACTACAAGCTCATAGAGCGTTTATTCCAACAAGCTAGCGGTGTTGCACAAAACATCAATCCTTCTGAACTCAAAGCAGACATGGGGGATTGGTAATGTCAAATATTCATAACATTCCAATGGAACAAGCGGTTCTTACAGCTTTGATGACTGTGGACAACTCGTTTGACGTTGTAAGCAATGATCTTGATGTTGAATGTTTCTTTCCAGAACGCCATAAGCAAATCTTCCAGGCAATTGCAGACCTTGCCAATGAAAACAAGCCTTATGACTTTGTAATGGTTGAGCAACAGCTTAAGCAGAAAAACGTAATTCATTTGATGGGCGGTTCGGAATACCTGCTTCAAATGAGCAGTGAAGCGCCTTCAAGTTTTTATAACCTGGAGTCTTATGTTGCGGAGTTGAACAAGTTTAAGGCACATCGTGAAGTTGAGCATATCGGGCAAAGCATTGCAGAGATTGCTAAAGACTTAACAATACCTGACGTTCATATTGCGGCAGAAAGCATCCTGGATGGAAAGAAAACTTCAAACGATGTTGAGAAAACTAGCTTCACTTTTGAAGAAGCAATGAACCGAGCTACAGATCGTTTGATTCAAAAGGCTGAGGCCAAAGCTAACAAGCAATACACAGGCGTAAAGTTCAACTTAACCCAACTGGATAACCTGGTTGGATTAATTCAAAAGGGACACTTCTGCATTGTGGGTGGTCGTCCTGGTTCAGGTAAATCAACTCTAGCGCAAATGTTAGTAATTCAAACAGCAGTGCAATACAACGAGCCTGTATTGGTTGTATCTGCTGAAATGGATGTTGAGACATTCACAAACCGCTGCATCTCAGCATTAACCAAAATTCCTTATGACAACATTCATAACGCTGAATTATTTGATGGGATGTTGGCTCAATTTGCAGATGCTCAAAGACGATTCAGTTCTTTGCCAATCCATATCGAAGACAAGCAAAAGCCGACAATTGCAGAAATACATTCTTGGGCTCGTAAAGCTAAGCGCAAATACAAAAGACTAGGATGCATCGTAATTGACTACCTTCAATTGGTTCGTGATCCAAGTAAGAAAGACCGTTACCAGGAAGTGAGTTCAATTAGCCGTGATTTAAAAGCACTTGCTAAAGAGTTTGATTGCCCAGTTATAGCATTAGCGCAGCTTAATCGTGAGTCTGAGAAAGGGAAACGTCCTAAAGCATCAGATCTAAAAGAATCAGGTCAGATCGAACAAGATGCAGACCAAATCATCCTAGCGAATCCAATCATTGGTGAAGACGACCTACCGTCAGGTGTCACCGAATTAATCGTTGCTAAAAATCGTCATGGCAAGAAAGGCGTAGTTCGAGTTATGGACCGCTTAGATATCTGCCGTTTTGTGACTATTCGAGAAGAAGGAATGGCTGCATGAAAACTTTAAATAGAACAAAGAAATTAAACTTTGATGACCAGCTTAGCTTACTCGTGTTTGGCTGTCATGCATCAGCGCCTTTCAGTGTCAAAGACGTGAAGGAATCAGTGTTTGATTTCAATCGAGGAACCATCTACAGCAATCTTCAAAAATTTGTTGAATGGAAATATTTCGAACGTGTTGGGAAAAATCATTACAAGGCAACTCAATACGCAAAAGACATCCTGAATGTTAAAGGGGAGCTGAAAGCATGATCGAATTTGTAGATTACACCTCAATGATGAAGCTGCGTAGAGCGTACAACCTCGGCACTCGCAATGAAGAAACAAGAGCAGCAGCAAACCTCTACGAGAAACTAAGAAAGCTAAAAATGCTAGACCAACTCAAGGAAGAAAGCATTACTAAACATGACTCAATTAATCAGGAAAGATGTGACGGAGAACAACAATGAAACCAGAACAGTTTATTCGTGAGTTTGGGGTGGATAAGGCGAGAGAGTTACTTAGCGCTGATTCTGATTTTAAAACCTACTGCCTAATTGATAAGTCCTTTTGGGGTGAGTCTGAGGGTACTTGTAGTTTTTGTGTTGATCTTGATGGCCTCAAGCGTCTGGTGGAGTCTTTAGAACGGATTAACAAATGTGGTGGCTTGTATGGATTCAAAACATATTGCAATGGTGATTACTCGCAAGAGGATTTACAAGCCATCCGCGACCACGAATCAATATACGGAGGCGGGGATGAGTAAATATCAACAGGAAGTTGCAGTACTTCTTATCGCCAGTGCAATTCTTTATGCGGGATTTAAGACAACGTTTATCGGTGTTGTTTGTTTGATTGGGTATCTAGCGTTTGTGTGGTCGATGTTTAAAGGAGCCAGCCATGAGTGAGTTTAAAGTCGGGGATTGGGTTAAACGCACAGACAAAATAACCGAGTCTATCTACCAAATAAGCAGTATTGATAAGGATCTTATCAAGTGTAATTTCATAAAGAATGGGGAAAACTGGCGCCTTCATACAACTAAAGGAGAGATTGAATTTGCCACACCAGAAGAAATCGCAGCAGGTCACCGCATTGATAAACCCTCGAATTCGGGGGAATTAGAAACCCTAGACCACGAAGAAAACCACATTTCGCCTAATTGCAAAGTGGGGATGTTTGAGATGGATAAGTGTAGAGAAGAGTTTCAAAAGGCCTTTCCGATCCCTGCACATTGGATTGAGTTTGATGAAAAAACAAATAGGTACTATTGCCCATATGTTGCAGATGCCACAGCTTCTACGTATCAGTCTAAGTGGGTTGTATGGCAGCACCAGCAAGCGAAAGTGGAGGAGCTTAAAGCCACAATAAAAGGTAATCATGGGCGCATTGCAGAACTTGAGCGCTTAAACCGTGTGAAGGCTCAGGCAATTATTGATTTGCATCAAGAAATTACAGAGCTTAAAGCATCTCATCACGGTGAAGTGATTGGTCATGAAGTTCACTTAAAGAATATCAAGCAAGAGCGTGACGAATTGCAAACCCTGTACACCCAGCAAGGAATAAACATGTTTAAGCTGCAAAAGCGGGTGGATGCGGCAATTAAATGCGCTGATCTTAATTTTTGGAATGCAAATACGGTTAAGGCGATGGTTGAAGCGCTCAAGGGGGAAGGACAGTGAATAACGAAGAATTGGCCAAAATCGGAATGATGTTTATTCATTGGATTCAAATCCATAGAGAATCTATCAATCGCTTTGAAGAGTTTCGGGATTGTTTTGTGCATGACCCTGACGAGCCAGTGCATACAAAAAAGGACTACGACAAAGCATGGGAAATTCAGAAGGAAGCTTCTGTATTGGGTAGTGAAGCGAAAAGACGCTATGAAACCTTACTTGAAGAAGTTGATCTTTATCTAGCGCGTGAAAGAACAGATGTGCTTAAGGAGAATGAAGCGTGAATTCAAAATTACATATCATGCAAGGTGTAGACTGGTCTAAATATGATTTGCCTGAATGGTTGCGCCAATTTGGTTATTGGCAAGGGGCAGTGATTCGCTTTGGTGGATCTACTGAAAATCCATTAGTAGGAGCGATTAAAAAAGCAAAACTTAGACTTAAGAAAGGGGATAGGGAAAAGATCGTTGCTTATTATCTCTGTGATGAAAATTTTATCGAGAAGCAATCTAAAAAACCTAATGTCTGTCTAATTACAGACGATGAAGCTAGGGCCGTTCAGCGCTTGATCATTGATATTTTAGACGGCTGCACTTCTGAGGCTATGCTTGATTGGATGGACGCAATTATAGAGCGTTATTTCAATCAAAAATCATGGACTCAGTTAGTAACTCCAGAGCGAACGGCCATGGATGCAAAATACGATGTTCGTTGTGGCTTAGCAGCTCTGCACAATCGCTACCAGTTTATTAGATATAAAAATGGCTCTGTATGATCTAACTATTGATATTTATTGGTAATTCAGATAATTGTATGAAGATTAAACAACGGTGAGCAAGAATGATAGAAAATCCGCAACATTTTAATTTAATAACGAATTTTGAAGAAATCACATCTAGACCTAATTTTGTTGAAAAAGTGACGATTGCTAGGGGTGAGGATGTTCAAAACACTATCTCTGATTTAGTTGGTTTTTATGTGCTAAGGGATTTTGTTAGTTGTGGGATTTCTAGTTGTGGAAAGAAACATCAAAAAGGTTATATCGCAGCGCTTCATGATGGCAATGAAATTATCATTGGACATAAGTGCGGGAAAAAACACTTTGGTGTGAGTTTTGATGAAAAAGCTAAACAATTCAAGCATCTTAGAGACAATGCGAATCAATATCTGCAAATTAAGGCAATGTATGAAAAGCTGCCACAGTTAAAGGAAAGTCTAGAAAGAATTTTGAACCAGTCGGGCAAAATGACATTTTTGCAAATAAAGATGGCAGTAAAGAGCTTTAAAGAAGATGCATTTGATTACTGGATGCGAAGGAGAATTGGGCAAGAGGTAACAAGCAACGGATCTATTTTTATTGATGACTTCAAAACAGAAGAAGAAATCAATGCTGAAATCCTAAGTGGTAGAAAAAACATCTCAGACATCAAGCGGGTTTTAGTCGCAAATATTGCTGAATATGATGTTATCGCCAATTGGCATAATGCTGAAAAGTTAAAGGACTACTTTGATCGGCTGTATAGGGAAATCAAAAATCCTAACCAGATGGACGGGGTAGCTATTAAGGCATTAGCAAAAAAGCTTAGACAGCATGACCAGAATTTAAGGGAGTTGGAGGATTTCATTAAAAGGGCCAATCGCTTATTTACCCCTGAAAACCTAGTTCAATTCGCCGTGTTATTTACGAAACCACATGAGCAAAAAATTATTGAGAAATATGCAAATAATTTTGCTTGAACACTTGACCCTGATCAGGGCTAGTGGTATTTTTGTGTTAAAGTTGTGCGAAGTGTAAGTAAGGTGCCACTAGGTGATGGATTCTTACAGCGTCTTTCGCCGATCGAGATTAAATATGCCCTAGAGTGAAATAGTCTGTAAGCCTCAAGGGTTCTCACCAATTTTAAAAGCTCACATAATCGTGGGCTTTTTGCTTTTATGCCCTACAAGCTTAGAACATTGGATTCCGATGTGCTGGACTGGATTTCTAGTCGATGCTTAAACGTAGGGCTTTTTTATTGCCTATCGAAAAGTGAGAAGAAGAATGAATAATTCAGGTGTTGCAGTACAGAAACTTAACTCGAAAACTGAAGCAGAACTTGAGGATTTGCATAACATTCTGCAAAGTCAAATGCACCAAATAAATGAATTGCGTTCACGTTTAGGCGTAGTTCTTTGTGATCGTAAGCAAAGTGGGGATTGTATTGAAGACCAAGCAGAGCCTTATCAAAATTCACCACTTGTCGATAAGCTTAAAGAATTAAAATCATTTGCTAGTCAAAACATTGCCGAGATTGGTTCAATCATCGATTCTCTAGAAATTTAAGTTAGTTTCCTAGTTATGCCTGCTTTGATGGGCTTTTTGCTTTTTGGAAGATTAAACTAAGTCGGTCTACTGGTTGCTGTCTTGAAAACAGTTGGGTGTAACAGCCGTGTGAGTCGAGTCTCACATCTTCCGCCAAATTCTAGGAGGTTCACATGCTCCGAATCATCAGGCAATTATTCTGTTTTCATGTTTGGGAACATGAGTTGGATTACAACGAAGACCGAATAAAAGAATGCAGAAAATGTGGAAAGATTAAGTGTTTGTAGCCCTGTCGTTTGACGGGGTTTTCTTTTTTTGGGGTGTCTATGAATCGAAAACAAAAGAAAGCAAAGCGATTGAAGGCTAAAGCTCACACACAACAGCAAGCATTGGTCTATATGACTCCGAAAGAGAAACAAGACATCTATGAATGGAACACTGCACATAACGAGCTTCATGAAGAATTCATGGAAGGTTTTGAAGAACCTCAGTTTATTAAGGGTTTTAAGGTCGGCATTTGGCTTGCATTCTGTGCTGCAATAATTTGGATATTCTGGCATTTCTTGGGGTGAACATGGACGCAATCGAAGCGAAGAAGAATCTCGAAATCTATAAACGTAATCTTAGCCGGTTAGAAAACTATAACCATTTATTCAGCAGCCATACGTTTAAGACTGAATGTCAGCGTGAAGTAAATACTCTCAGAACCAGAATAGAGAATCTAGAAAATGCGTTCGACAAAGAGGCTAAACGAAATAAGAGCGCTACCTTGCGTTAGATGCGGCTATCCTCACTCACAAGCGGCTCATTCTAATTCTGGTAAGCATGGCAAGGGTAAAGGAATAAAGGCCTCAGATGCGTTTACAGTGCCCCTCTGCCATAAGTGCCATTTCCTATTCGATACATACCAATTAGGCACAAGACAAGAATCGGAAGACCTCTTTGATGGTTGGTTAGAAAAGACCGAGTTAATGTTAAAAATAGATACAAAATCAGACGATGTTTTCTAATTAAATCATGTGGTTATGATATAATTGTGCTTTATGATCGAGGTGTAAAATGATACTAATAAACTTTGGTTGGTGTGGCATAAAATTCAAAAGATCACATGAGTTTGGTAGATTAACAGAAGCCCCATTTTGGCAACTTAAATTCATTTTCTTTGAGTTACTGAAATTTCAAAAAGGTGCTAGTTCGCGCTTCATTAATTATGCATGGAATATGTATAACGACACTGAGCAGACAAAAGAATGGGTTGCTGAAGTCAAAGAGGCTAAAGACAAAGCCTACAATGAAGTAGAAAAGTACTATGAAGAAAAGTATGGGCGAAAGATCGAAGAATTAGAGAAGCGTAATGAATCACTACAGCGCCAATATTCACAGGTCTATTATGAGAAGCATGCACTACAGCAGACAATAAAAATAATCAATGGTGAAGAAGTTCGCCCCGATTTCCTTATGGGCGCGGATCCAAATTAGAACACGCCACCCACGGGTGGTTTTTTATTGCGAGGTCAAAATGGAACCACGATTCGTCATCAAAAACCATTCTGACATCAACTATGTAATTGGCTATCTCAATACTAATCATGCAAAGGCAGCGAGTGAAGGGAAGCCGTTAGTTGTTACTATCACATGTAAGCAAGAAAGCCTTTCAGCAGCACAGCGAAGATTATATTGGCTATGGATGACTGAATATGGGAATCATAGAGGACTGGATAAAGAAGAGGCCTCATCGTTCTTTAAATATAAATATCTGTCAGTAATTTATAACCGTGACAATGTTGGTGAGTATCCAGAAACCTTCAGGACTATGAAGGAACTCAAAAAGACTGGTGCAAGCCAATATGAAGCTTTGCGGCAGTTTGTTGCTAATAGGATCAGCATCACAGAAGCAACAACAAAACAGATGAAAGAGTTCTTAAATGATATCGAAATCTTTTGCCTAAAGGATGGTGTGAAGCTCACATGTCCAGATGACCTTAAATATGTGATGGAGTAGTTATGAATCAATATCATTGGGTTGAGTTGGGAACTGCCGCACCTCTTTACACTGTGTTTGCCAAAACAGAAAAGCAAGCAATGTCAAAGTTAAGAAAATACTTAACTAAAGTTGGCAAAGATAAAATCGAATTAGCACGTGTTATTGGGTAGAGGCGAATATGGCCTGTAAAGGATGTGAGGAACGTCGTGAGTGGATCAAACAACAATTCGAACTGTTCAAAGAAAGATTGCAGTTGCGGAAACAAAGAAATACTACAACTGTTGTCACAGATCGTGGAGCAGAACACAACACTGATTCAGCAATTAGCACAGAAGGATCAGGCGATACTGGCAGCACTGGAACAGAACAATGAGTTGCTAATGCAACTTAGTGAGCAAGAGCCTGTTGTCGCGTATAGCAATAAAACGTTGGATTGAGGTGAAGCATGGCTAAGCAATTAAGTGTTGCGAATATTGAATATGCAGGTGGTAAGTCTGCAAAAGGAACAAAGGTAAAGCTAAGTGATGGTAGTTACTTAGCCGGCGTTAGCTTTGTTGAGACTACGGTAGGTGTTGATCAGGTTGCAGAAGTTCTAATCCGGTTGACTCCAGACTTTGAGGACAAAGAGATTGGACCTTCACCTGCTTATGATGGGAGATAAGTATGTTCAACTTCTTCAAAAGACCAATCGTAATTAACTTTACTGTTGAGCAAGTGCATCCCAATTCAACTATCAGTGTTATTAAAACTGATTCTAATATGTCTGAGGATATAGGACGCGCCATTGCAAAAGCATGGAAGGATAGTGGGTTTAAACAAAGGGCTGTCGTAATTGATAAGAGATTGTCGATTGAATCTCTCACTGATGAAGACTTGAAACAATTAGGTCTAATGAGAATTCCAAATGAAACTTCAAACACTCAAGCCGAGGCTGCAAGCACAGAGAACTCCAAGGCAGAATAGTTGGGGTTCTGGTCGTGGAGGTCGTCCTTGGCGTAGGCTTAAAGAAAAGATACACCTAAGAGATAAGTACACATGCCAACGTTGTGGTGTAGTCACTATGGAGCTTGAGTTAGATCACATCGTTAATATTGCACAAGGTGGCAATGATGATGAATCAAATCTACAGAGCTTGTGTGTGCTTTGTCATAGAGAGAAGACGTTGAAGGAGAGTAGACAATGAACAATGAAGAACTACTAGAGCAGCTTGAATCAGTTGCTAACTTTATGCGTGGCATGCAGTTTGATCCACGTATCCCACAAGAAGCCAAAGAAGCTTTGAGTTACCGCGCTCAGAAGATTGATGAACTTGTAGAGAAATATCTAGAAAATTAAATTTTTCTGCAAGATACCATGGGGGGAAGGTGTTTCTTAAAAATCAAAAAATTACGGACACCGCCCGCGCTCTCACTTATAAAAAAATTTCCCCTTTCATTAAAAGTTAAAGCAAAAGTTAAAGGTGATCCAATGGCATTAACCGAGAAAATGAAAAAGTTTGCTCGCGCCATTGTTGATGGTGCAACAAACAAAGAAGCTGCTATTTCAGCAGGTTACGAAGAAAAGACAGCTTCACAGCAAGGTTCAAAATTAAGAAATAACTCTGAGATTATTGTCTACATTGAAAAGTTAAAGGCTGAAAAAGAAGGCCGAACTTTAACTCCTGAAAAACCAAAAGTTAAAACAGAAAATAGTGGTGAATTTGACAATCCTTTGAGTGATGATGACTACGCGAAGGACGATCCACTCCAATTTCTAATCGATGTCATGAATAAAAGTGATGACATGTTTTTGCGCTTCAATGCAGCGAAAGCAGCACTTCCTTACGTCCATGGCAAAGTGGCCGAAAAGGGCAAGAAAGAAACCAAAGAGGATGCTGCTAAAGCTGCAACAAAATCAGGCAAGTTTGGCACTTTGAATAACCAATTACCTAGTTGAGGTGAATATATGTTTGGAATGTTAGAAAGTTTGACCAAGGCAGCAGTTTCTGTGGCTGTCGCTCCTGTAACTGCTGTAGTTGATGCAGTAATGATTCCTATTGATGCAAGTGAAGATGGTGAAGTTTTTCAAAGAACTAAATCAACCCTTAACAATGCAGCAGAAAACTTTAGCGATGCTGTGAAGCCAGAGAACAAAAAATAATTATGCCGCCTTCGGGCGGTTTCTTATTTGATAGCCAATTGTAATGTCTACAGTGTTGCGCAGCATGGGGATGGACACACCCTCAGTTGGCTATCAAATAGGTTGTATATCAAGGTAAATTTATGACCGCAATGCTTCCAGAATGGACAACCGCTTGCCCAGACTGGGAGGAGCGTATTGTTGCTAAAAAGTCGCTCATGCCATGTGAGCCATTATTTCCACAAGTTGCAGATGTTGCTGAGCGCATATTTAAAGAACTGATTCTTGTCGATGTGATGGGTAGCCCTAAGATGGGCGATGTCACATTGCCTTGGGTAATTGAGTTTGTTCGAGCAATCTTTGGTTCATACAATCCAAATACTAAGCGTCGATTAATTCGTGAGTTCTTTCTTCTAATTTCAAAGAAGAATACCAAGTCCACGATTGCGGCAGGTGTGATGCTTGTTGCTTTACTGTTGAATGACCGACTTTCTGCTGAACTGATTATCTTAGCGCCTACAAAAGAAGTTGCTGACAATAGCTTTAACCCTATTCGTGACTTTATCCGCGCTGATGAAGAACTGAGTGCAATGATTAATGTGTCTGAGCACACAAAAACAGTTACGCATCTAGGTACTGGAGCAACACTTAAGGTTATTGCAGCAGAATCTAACGCCGCAGCAGGTAAAAAGGCCTCGATCATTTTGATTGATGAGGTTTGGCTCTTTGGTAAGCGTGCGAATGCGGAATCAATGTTTCGTGAAGCAAAGGGTGGTTTAGCATCACGTCCAGAAGGCTGTGTAATTTATCTGTCTACCATGTCGGATGAAGTGCCATGTGGTGTATTTAAACAGCTTTTAGATTATGCCCGTGATGTGCGTGATGGGATCAAAGAAGATAAGGCCTTTCTTCCTCTTATCTATGAGTTCCCAAAATATCTAGTTGAAGCAGGTGAGCACTTAAAGCCTGAGAACTTCTATATCACAAACCCAAACTTGGGTGCATCGGTTGACCTTGAATATCTAATTTCAGAGTTTAAAAAGGTTAAAGATGCGGGTGAGGAATCACTTAGAGATTTCTTAGCTAAACACTTAAATATCGAAATTGGCATGAATTTACGTGCAAATCGATGGGCTGGTGCAGAGTTCTGGAATCAACAAAAACATGTTTTCGGCTTAGACCAACTAATTGAACAGTCAGATGTCATCACTTTGGGTATCGATGGCGGTGGTCTCGACGACTTGCTTGGCTTCGCTGCACTGGGGCGATTAAAAGAAGATCCGCGCATCTGGTGGCTATGGAACCATGCATGGGCAAATAAGATCGCTTTAGAACGTCGTAAAGAGAATGTCCCCAAATATGAGGACTTCAAATCTGAGGGTTCTCTCACAGTAGTTGACCGCATCGGTGATGACATCGACCAACTAGCTGCAATTGCCAAGAAAGTCTATGACAGTGGCAAGCTCAATAAGATCGGACTAGATCCATTGGGCTTAGGTGGCCTTTTAGATGGCTTACTTGAGGCAGGGATTCCAGAGGAAAGTATGTTTGCAGTGCCACAAGGCTACAAGCTCATGTCTTACATCCTCACCACTGAGCGCAAATTAGCAGAAGGAAATCTCTTCCATGCTGGACAGCAATTGATGACTTGGGCAGCAGGTAATGCCCGTGTCGTGATGGTTGGTAATGGTATGCGAATCACCAAACAAGAATCTGGTGTAGGAAAGATTGACCCATTGATTGCCACATTTAACGCAGTTGCGCTCATGTCCATGAATCCAGAACCAACAAACAAAGAATATAACGTCTTTTTCGTCTAATTAAATTTTTAACTCAAAGCTCGCTAAATGCGGGCTTTTTCTTTTTTAAAGGAGAGCTTAATGCCTGCTCTACAGAAATCATTTGGCTCTTTTGAAATCAAGAGCACGAACGAGGAAAAGCGAACTTTTAAAGGGATTGCAAGCACACCAAATGCAGACCGTGCAAAAGACATCATGGTCCCAAGAGGGGCTAAGTTCGAGCTTCCTATGCCGCTTCTTTTTCATCATGAGCACAGCGCTCCGATCGGTCAGGTCATTGATGCAAAGGTTACTGATAAGGGAATCGAAGTAGAGATTCATATCCCAGAAATTAAAGAAGAAGGGAACTTAAAAGCCCGTGTCGATGAAGCCTATCAAAGTCTCAAGTATGGACTAGTTAAAGGGCTTTCAGTTGGGTTTTTAGCCGATTGGGAACAGGCCGAATTTATCAAAGGTGGTGGCATCCAGTTTAACGAGTGGGAGTGGTACGAGCTCTCACTAGTGACCATCCCATGCAATCGCGACAGTTCAACAGATTATTCAAAAGCTTTCGAGGAATACAAAGCCGCGTTGGGCAATACACCTCAGAAACCCGCAGCAGATGGCGATTCATCTGAGCAAAAACACGTAATTGTAAAACTTAATAGCCCAACAAAGGGTGGAGTAAAACTATGAATGAATATTTAAAAAAATTGCTAAAGGCATTAGCTGAAAAGAACCAAGCAATGCAGACGGCATTATCTAAATCGGCCGCAGCTGGTACTACACCAGATGAAGAAACCGAAAAAGAAATCCAAGCTCTCGAAAAAGAAATTGCAGCAATTGAAGTCAACATCGAGCGCACTAAAAAGCAAATCGCTGCTACTGAAGCTGCCGCTGAAAATGCGACTCCTGTTGCTGGTGATAATCCAGAAGAATCTAAAAAATCTGCGAAAGGTGATCCAGATCCAAAAGGCGACAATAAGATTATTGTTAAGTCGAACCTTCCTAAAGGTGTTGGATTTGCACAATATGCCCAAGCAAAACTGATTTCTCAGTTAAATGCTAAAGAAGGCCGATTCGAGTCGCCATTGGAAGTTGCTAAGAAAATGGGCTTTGGTGAAGAAGTTCAAGACTTAATTACTAAGGCGACTCTTGGTACTACGACTGATTCAGGTTTTGCAGCGACATTGGTACATGAGAACCATTTGGTTGGTGAGTTTGTTGAATTGCTTCGCCAAGCAACTGTCTTCGATAAGCTTCAAGGCTTCCGTGCAGTTCCTTTCCGTTCAAAAATTCCTTCTCAAGTAACAGGTGGTACGGCTTCATGGGTTGGTGAGGGTGCTGCTAAGCCACTTACAAACCCAACTTTTAGTGAAGTAGAAATCGGAGAGCACAAGCTAGCTGCTATTACGGTTTATACCCAAGAGTTGATGCGTCGCTCAGATCCTTCTGTAAGCGTGCTGGTACGTGATGACTTAATCGCTGCAAGTGCAACATTGGTCGATAACACTTTCCTTGATGCTGTAGCAGCTTCTTCAACTCGTCCGGCTGGTGTACTTAATGGTGTAACCATGACGCCAAACACTGGTGAGACGGCAGCTGCATATGAAAAAGATTTACTCGCATTGATTAACACTTTCGTTACTAACAACTTAAGTTTGGATGGTGCGTACTTCTTGATGTCAGAAACACGTGCAGCACAAATCGCGTTGTTGCGTGATGCCTTGGGTAATTCTTACTTCAACGGCATGGCATTACGCGGTTCTCGTACCTTGCTTGGTATTCCTGTAATCACTTCACAAGCACTTGGCAACAAAATCATCCTTGTGAAAACAAGCGAGATCTTACTTGCACAAGATGGTGGTGTGGATGTTTCTTACAGTGACCAAGCGACATTAGTTGATGGTGGAACGACTCACCACTTATGGCAAGAAAACAAATTTGCTGTACGTGTAGAGAAGTTCATTACTTGGGCTAAGCGTCGTCCAGTGGCCGCAGCTTATCTAGACTACACAACTACTCCAACTCCATAAGTTGGCGTATTGATCTTAAAACAGCTCCTTCATTGGGGCTGTTTTCATATCTGAGCAATGAGATTTCATTGTTGAGCTATGGGAGCAGCTATGAAAATTGAATATTTACAGGTTATGCATGACGCCAATGTTGGTGATATCAAAGAAGTAACCGATTTTGAAGCAAATATCTTGATTAAAACAGGTGTTGCTAAGCCTTATGAGGAACCAAAAAAGGCAACAAGCAAACCTAAAAAAGAAGTAAAAACTAGCGAATAAAGGCGGTAAAAATGGGCATTTTTGACTGGTTAAGAGGTAAAAAGAGCTTTCAAAGTGTCCATAGTGCTGGGCAGACTTGGAATAGCCTATTTGTGCAAGAGCCATACTCAGGTGCTTGGCAGAAAAATGATGAATTAACACGTGATGACCTTGTCGCGTCTTATGCTGTTTTTGCATGTGTAAGCCTTATCTCTAAAGATATTGGAAAATTGCCAATTCTCTTGAAGCGCAAGAAAGAAGGGGTGTTGGTTAATGTTGATATCCCTGAAAAGTTGCGAGTTTTAAAGAAACCGAACAATTACCAGACTTGGCAGCAGTTTCAAGAACAATGGACTTCTAGTTTATTGCTACGTGGCAATACTTACGTTTGGAAACTACGAGATGTGTTTGGTGAAGTCTACCGTATGGTGGTGCTTAACCCTGACCTTGTTTGTCCTTTAGTTGATGACTACGGCAATGTGTTTTATCAGTTCAACACTGATCGGTTAACACAAACCGAATCTGTGATTGTTCCTGCATCTGAAATCATTCATGACCGCATTAACGCCTTCTATCATCCACTTGTTGGTCTATCGCCAATCATGGCATGTGGAGTAGCGGCAGGCATGGGTGTGAAAATCATTAAGAACGCTGCAAACTTCTTCGGAAACGGTAGTAGACCGGGTGGAATCTTGGTTGCTCCCGGATCGATAACGAAAGAAAAAGCAGAAGAAATCCAAGCACGTTGGAACACGAATTATTCTGGCGCGAATTTCGGCAAGACTGCTGTCATTGGCGATGGTATGACTTACACCGCTTTAGGTATGAGTGCAGCCGATTCTCAAATGATTGAGTTATTGGAAATGTCAGGCCGTGTGGTTTGCAGTGTCTTTAATGTGCCACCTTTCAAGATTGGCATTGGCACTGTTCCAGATGATTCAGAGAAGGCTAACGGGATTTACTATTCTGACTGTTTGCAAGCCTTAATCGAAGCACGTGAAAACTTATTGGATGAAGGTTTAGACCTGCCATCTTTTAACGTTGAGTGTTTCCTTGATATCGACACGCTGATTCGCATGGATTCTGAACGTTTCCATACTATGGTTCGTGATGACGTGAAAGGCTCATTGTTAACACCAAATGAAGGCCGTGCACGAATCGGTAGATTACCTTTAGAGGGTGGCGATACAGTTTACATGCAACAGCAAAACTTCTCGCTTGAAGCACTTGCTAAGCGTGATGCTAAAGATGACCCGTTTAATTCTTCCTCTAACGCTTCACAGTCTGCCGAGACGTCTCAGACCAATACAGAACAACCAAAAGGCGAGAACGCGCTTAAATCGCTTTATACAGGCGTTTTTAAAGAAGATGTAGCTTATAAAAAAGGGCAGTTTGTCACTAAAAATGGCTCGTTATGGCATGTTGAGAATGACCATTTAGGCGAATTTGATCATAAAAACTTTAAGTTGTGCGCGAAGGAGTGGACAGAATGAGCATAGTTACTCTTGAAGAAGTCAAAGAACACCTTCGCTATGACGATGATTCAAATGACACTAATTTGGAAATCTATAGAAAAGCGGCTGAATCGGCCGTTTTACGTTATACGGATGAGAAACATCATGAATTGCCATATCCCGAAGAGTTCCGTTTAGCTGTTCTTGTACTTGTTGGATATTACGACAAACACCGAAATGCTGAATCGGATGCACCCGTAAATGGCAATTTTATGCCACAGCCGGTGCAATCTCTTCTATTTTCTTATCGTACTCCTACGGCTGTGTGAGGTATTTATGGTTGATTTGAAAGTTATAGCAAGTAAAAGAAAGCCAAAAGGAGCTACGCATTTTCATTACATTGACAAGTTTATCTACTATGCAATTAAAGGTGAGCAAGTTTGGCAATATGGTGAGGATGGTATATGGCGCATTCGCAAAGTAATAATTAAGTCTCCAATGATGGAACTATATTGAGGTAGTGATCATGGGACAAAACGCAGGTGAATTACGGCATCGAGTAACCATTCAGCACTATACCGAAGGCGGCCGAGATGAAGACGGCTTCCCAATCGAAGGCGGTTGGTCTGAGTATAAAAAACTTTGGGCAAAGATCACGCCACATTCTGCAAAAGACTTATTAGCAGCTCAGGCAGAACAATCTGAAGTGGTTGCTCGAATGAAAATCCGTTACCGAGAAGACATTACAACCAAGATGCAAGTAGTTTGGAAGGGAAGAATTTATTCAATCAAAAGTCAAGCATTAGATGACAATGAGGACTCGTATACATACTGCACTTTCTTGCTTGGACAAGGTTTAGAAAAACCTAAGTAGAGGTACTCATGGCCGAAGTAGATGTAAATATCGAAGGGCTTGATCAAGTCCTGCGTAAAATGGGTGTACTAAGAGACAAACGAAAAATTCGAAATGCAGCTATGCGAGCAGGTCGAAAAGCAATGAATATTGTTCGTGATGCTGCTCGAAACAATGCGAAGGCCATAGATGATCCTGCGACTTATGAAAAGATTTGGAAAAACATTGCAGTTCAAGCTGGAAAAAATCGAAACCCAGATCAAGCATTAATGAGAGTCGGCGTTAAGGGAGGAGCATCTTATAGCAGTCCAACTCCGCCGATCACAAGTGGAGGTGACACGCGATACTGGCGTTTCATTGAGTATGGAACTTCAGAAATACCCGCGACTCCATTTATGCGGCCTGCGCTAGCAAATAATATTCAGAAAGTTACAGATAAATTCAGTGAAGCATTTAGTGTGGAACTTGATAAGGAAATAGACAAATTATGAGCTTTCTTCCTATTTATCGAACCCTTAATGCTGATTCTTCAGTTAAAGCGATTCTTGGCAATGATCTAAGAGTTTATGAAGATGTCGCACCTCTTGGAACAATCACCCCTTATGCAGTCTGGCAAGACATCGGCGGACCAGCAGAAAACAATCTAGATTGCCCCGCAAAAGTTGACCATGTCATGTATCAAGTAATGGTGTATGACACCAATCAAAAACGTGCTTATGAAGCTAGAGAAGCTGTTCGCAAATCTTTAGAAAGCCTTAGCTATATTTTGAATCCGCGTATTAGCGATTATGAAAAAGAAACTAAGTTATTTGTCCGCGGCTTTGATGCCAATTGGTTTTTAGACCGCTAAATCACATAACAAACCTGATCTACTTTTAAACGAACCTGTCGATAGCGGCAGGTTTTTTTATGCCTGAGTGTTTTATTTGCATTCTCCATTCAGGCTCAACACAACTCTAAGGAGTAAAACTATGAATGCGAAATTTAATCCTGTAACAAAATTGGTTGATGTTCAAAAAGGCGAACCAACAACGACCACTCTACAAATTGCACTGGGTTTAGGATTAACACATAAGTCTGTTATCCAATTGGTTCGGACTTATCTACCTGATATTCAGGAGTTTGGAAGGGTTAGATTTGAATCATCTAATTCCGCATTTGAAATGGCGAATTCTGGGTTTGATGTCCGAAACTCAAATCAAGGTCGCCATACGCGTTATGCAATTCTAAATGAACAGCAAGCATATTTCTTAATGACATTGATGCGTAACAGTCCACGCGTAATTGATTTCAAAAAGGCGTTAGTAAAATCATTCTTTGAAGCAAGAACACTATTACAAACAGACTACTTTGCTTTGATTCAGCAGCGTGAAGCACTCAATGCGAAGTTGGATTGTGAAAAAGAAATCGCTAGTACATGTGGTAAAGGTCTAGCTGCTTGGAAAAAGCAACGGGATTGCTTAACTACTGCTATTGCTAACGTTGATCGACAAATTCAACCATGCTTATTTGATAACGAGATAAATTAACTTTAAGGGGTGCCATTTCAAATGTGACCCTATCTAAAACCACACCGCCGAAAGGCGGTTTTTTATTGCCTAAAATTTGAGGAGTAGCTACTCATGGCAGTTATGCGCGTACAAGGCACAAACGTATTTATTTTTGATGGCACCGCCATTACTAAAGCCGTTTGTATTAATGGTATTGATCTTGGAAGTGATAGTACCAGCAAGATAGAAAATACCTGTTTAGAAGAAACAGATTCAAAGGGTTATTTAACTGGTTTGAATGATCCGGGTGATGGTTCGATTACTTTTAATCTCGACCCTGAAAATGACACTCACCTAAAGATCATTGAATTGGCAGAAGATCGTACAATTCTAACTATTTACTTGGGTGGAAGTGATGGCACTGGTGAGCCAACAGTAGCAAGTGGAACAGTTACATTGCCAACGACACGTACATTTTGGTCTTTCCAAGCAACATTGGCGCCTTCAACACCAACATTTGAAGCTGATTCCCTTGTGAGCTATCAAATCACAATGCAGCGTAAAACTGGCGTTAAGTTAATTCCTAAAGCTTAATCAATTGCCCCGAAAGGGGCTTATTTTATGGTGAAAATAAAAATGGCTAAGAAAGAAGTAAAAGCACAAGAAACTACTGCAACTCCTGTAAAAAAACTTAATTTACTAGATATTGCTCAAGGTGCTTTAATTGGTGAAATCCGAGAATCGGTTGTAGAGTTTTTACATAACGGGAAAATTGAAACAGTCGATGTGCGACTCAAGCAACTACCATTTGCAATTACTGAGCCCCTCTACACAAGACTCCAAAAAGGCGAAAATGTTTTTGCTGAATGGGTTTCACTATGCCTTGTGGATGAAAATGGTGACACCTACTTAACCAAAAAACAGGTTGAAGATAACTTTACTCAGCCACTTGCTAATGCACTATTCCCTGTAATCATCGGGCTGGATGAATTAAAGAAAGATAGTGAGGGAAAGTAGAGATAACTGCCGATATCGAATTGCTAATGGAATTAGCATTGAATGGTATCGGTGGTAACTCCATAGAATTGGTAAAAAGAAATCTCTCATTATATGAAATTAGACTTTGGGGGGAATATGTACGGAAGAGAGGAAGCCTAAATACCGGCCGAAGAATTGAGCAGGTAATTGGTTCATTTATGGCACTTTATCGTAATTCCAATAGAGCCAAGGGAACCAAAGCGGCAGATCCTAGAGATTTTATGCCTCATGAAAGCAAACCTGAGCCGCAGGATTTGGAGAGCTTCTTAAAATCTAATGTGGTGAAATAAACATATTCCTTTAATATTATTAGCATGCCTTGAAATATAAATTTAAGGCATTAAATACTTTATGGGAAATAATAAGGGTGCACTTCATTGAACAAAATTACATTAACTGAACCATTACTTTGTCATCTGCAAGATCAGTGGCTAAAAGAAGCTGAAGATTCTAGCTTCGACTCTGAGCGATTATTTTTATTAAAAAGTAATTTTGCACAAATTATTTCTAGCAATCTTTTTGGTAATTATTCTGAACGCATTAATCAGTCTACATTCTTTGGTATGCAAGACGATGCGGGCAAAATTATTGCTTTAGTTGAAGTAATTAAGGTTAAAGTTGGTAACGAAATTACATTAAAACTAATGTCAATTGATCTTTGTCCTTCTATTGAGCAATTATCAAAAGAAGATTATGATGTCTTCAATGCTAAAGTATTGGCTTCATGTGTAGCTACTTTCTTAGCAGAAAGCGCAAACTCTGGTTGTACTAAAGTTTATGCGCGTAATGATTCAACATTAGAATACTTAACACAACTGCATGTAGGCTTAACCGCTGCTTCGCAGGCTTTAGATGAACTTAATTTATCAGTTCAATTCGAGGGGCCACGGTGGTTGGCCTTCCGTTTTAAGAACTAGAATTAAGTTAAAGGATCCGCTATGAGTAATGTAATTAATTTAACGCAACAAGCCCAAGTCAAATTTGATAAAGTTAAGTGCGAACAGTTAATTGAGGCAGTAGCTGTAAAAGCACTTCAATCAATGAACTATACAGTTGCACCAATGTCTCAAATGAAAGAACGCTTGGATAAGCCTTTAAGTAAAGTTGCTTAACGTAGTTAAGGATCAAGAACCGCTAGAGATAGCGGTTTTTTATTGCGCCATTATTAACCACTTGTTAAATTACATAAACTTTATAACAAATGGTTAAATCATGAAGAAATTACTTGTTCTTGTGCCAATGCTGGTTTTGGGTGGTTGTGTAACACCTGTTGACCAGATGTTAAATAATAAATTTAGTGATGTTGTGCCAACAAAACCACAGGTTACGGGAATTTGGACTACTTCGGTAGGGCCAAGCCTTTCAACAATTAAATTAAATGATGATGGCAATGGTTTACTTTGCGAGGACACAAGCGGTAATGTGACTTTAAATAAAGTTAAATATTCCGATGGAAAGTTATTTGCACAAAATGGGATGATCCTAAAAGTTTTAAAATTATCTGAAGACGTGTTGGAGGCTAAAACTACCGTCACTGCATTTAATATCACTATGGCATATAAGAAAGATAGTGATTTAAAAGCTGCTTCTTCGAAATGCGCTAAAGAACTATAAGTTTACAAATATCAGAGCCCGACTTTGTGTCGGGTTTTTTATTGTCCGGAGAAAAGTAATGGCATCAAGTTCACTTGGAAGATTAACCCTAGACCTCTTAGTGAAATTGGGGTCGTTCGAAAGCGGCATGAGTCAAGCAGAGAGGAAAGCTAAAGATACTGCTAAAAACATGTCGAATGCATTTAAGGGATTTAGCGATCAATTAAATCAAAGCATAGGTGGCACACAACTTGGGTCGTTCATTGAGAACTTCTCCACCAAGCTTGGTTCAATGCGTGGTGGAATACTTATGGCTACAGCAGCTTTGTCTGGTATGGCTATTGGTGGTGCAGCAGTTGCGGCTGGTGGCTTAGCGATTCTATCTGTTGAAGTTGCAAAGAATAATGTTGAGTTAGCACGCTTTGCTGCATTAGCAAATACCTCTATACAATCCTTTCAGGGATTGGCTGGCGCAGCTGCAACTTATGGGGTAACGCAAGAACAACTCTCTGACATGCTCAAAGATTTCAATGAAAAAATTGGCGAGTTTGCATCAGTAGGTGGTGGTGAAGGTAAAGACTTTTTTGAGCAAATCGCAGTTAAAACAGAAAAAGGTGCAGAAGGTGCTAAAAAGCTTGCAGAACAGATGTCTAAGATGGATGGAGTTTCAGCACTTCAACTCTATGTAGATAAATTGCAAGAAGCTGGATTAAACCAACAGCAAATGTCGTTTTACCTTGAAAACATGGGCAATGATTTCACAAAATTGGCGCCTTTGCTTATCAATGGCGGTGCTTTGTGGAAGGACTACCAAAAAGCAATGGAAGATGCTGGAATCATTACAGGGCAAGAGGCTATTGAAAAGTCGATTGCTTTAGCATCTCAGACTGAATCCTTACAAATGCAATTCTCGGCCTTAAAGAATAATCTTGCTCAAGCTGTTATGCCTGCTTTAAGTTCATTAATTGCATACTTCTTAGAAGGAACTGGAAAGGGCGGGCAATTTTCAGGAATTATTGAAGCTGTCGGAATTGCTGCTAAAACTACTGCATCACTTTTAATTGGATTATCAGCTGGTATTAAAGCGATTGTCCAAATTATTGCTGGTGCTATGGACGTAATGGGCAATATCGGTAAAACCGCTGTTAATTTCTGGAATGCACCAACTTTCTTAGATAAGGGTAAAGCACTAGTAAGTGGCTTCAATAACAATGGACTTCTCTTAGAGCAGTCTGCAAAAAATGTAGCGGGTACTGTTAAGAATGCATACACATCAATTTCAGGAATTGTTAACAATCAAGCAGGTAGTTATGACAATTTAACTCAGGCGATCATTAACAACCGCAAAGCTCAACTAGACTGGACAAAAAATATTAAGGGTGGAGTGACTTCTGGTATTGGTCAAAACAAGGCTTTAAATCCTAAAGAAAAGAAAGAAAAAATCAAGAAACCTAAGAGTAATAAGGGAGAGCTTGATAAGGCTAGACGCGAACAGGAACAATTAGAGAAAGCCCAACAATCAATTGTCATGCAATATGCAGATAAAGAGCTTCAAATTAAGTTGAAGTATGAAGAAGACAAGAAAAAGATTGCTGAGGCTTTTGCTAAAGATCCAGTTAAACGTGACTTGTATCTAGCTAAGGCAGAGGAGACATACAAGCGTGATGTTGCTGCATTCAAACAGGCACAACGTGAAAAATACGATTCATACAAAAATGATCTTTTAGCACAGATGGCTGATGCTGAGGATGCTATTGCGCTTTCATCGATATCTCGCCGATTTGGGCAAGGTCACGAATATAACATTGCTAGCATGAATGTAGCATCACGTAAGGCAAAAGACGCTGAACTTGACGCATACACTAATAATGTAAACCAAATTAACCGCGATTATGATAATCCAGATGATGCTCAAAAGCGTTATGAATTATTAGAACAGGCCAAAGCTACTCATATAGCGAAAATGAAGGCTCTCGATGTTGATTATCATGACAATGCTCGCAAACTCATTGACGATCAGCATAATGCAACTTTAAGTATGTATGGAGCATTGCTTTCACAAAGTGCTTCTGTCTGGGGGGATATGACCCAGATGATTAAAGACAGAGCTGGGGAGCAATCTGCTACGTATAAAGCAATGTTCTTAATGCAACAAATGTTTGCAGCAGCTTCCGCTCTAGTATCTACACATTTGGCAGCAGCACAAGTCCTTGCAGATCCAAGTGCACTAACACTTGCACAAAAAACTGCTTATTCAGAAATGGTTTTAGGTCTGGGTTATGCCAATGTTGGTTTAATCGCAGCACAAACCATTACAGGTATGGCTCATAACGGTATAGATAATATCCCGCGTGAAGGTACATGGCTTTTAGATGGTGGTGAACGTGTATTAAACCCTCAACAGAACAAAGATTTGACGAATTATTTAAATAATCGTCAAAACGGGTCTAGTGATGGCCCAACCGTCAACGTCTACACATTGCCGGGGCAGACAGCAACAGCAACGCAAAATGATGATGGTTCATTGGATATTCGTATTCAGCAGGTAGCTGAGCAAACTGTGGCTACTCAATTGGCTAACCCTAATAGCCGCATCTCTAAAACCATGCAACAAAACTACAATGCGCAACGGAGAAGATGAGCATGAACAGGCTGAAATACTGCGTAACGCAAAGTGGTTACACGGCAAAGGTTGGTGATGGGGTTATTTCTCAAAAGCTAGATGGTGGCGCTAGTCGCTACCGTCGTTCTTTAAAGAATGTTGCGCATATGGCTAATGTGCAATGGGTTGTGGGCGAAGGAGGCTATCAGTATTTGATGGCCTTTTATCGTGTATGGCGACGCACACCGAGCCAGCCTTTCATAGCACGTCTGATCATTGATGATGGTGTAGCACAAGACTACCAATGTTATTTCGTTGAAAGTCCAACATTGGCTGCAAAAGAAGGAAAGATCTTTACTGTAACTGCTCAATTTGAAGTTAAGCCGCAGCCAGAAGATGAAGCTATGGACGACTTAATTGTAGAGATTGGAAACGATGACGGTAACGATGGTATTTGGGATTGGGTAAATCCACTCGAAAAACTGGTAAACGACGACCTGCCAAGAGCCATGGAGGGTATTTAGATGCCTGACTATACATCCTTCTTTTTAAACTCAAGCAGTGGTGTAGTGCCATTGGAATGTGTAGAAATAACTCATCCCGACTTTGCTGCGCCATTCCGATTCGTGAAAAACGATACTGAAAGTGTGACAGTAAAGCATGATTCAGCAGGGCCTGATATTTCATATAATTATCAACCTATGTCAATTCAACGCTCTACAGTCACAAACGACCTTGACCAGAAGCTTAGCCTAACCATTGCCGATGTTGACGATGAACTAATTAAATCGGTTGTATCTGCTCGTTTAGGTGCCAACTGGAAAGTTAGGCCATCAGTCAAATGGCGGTTGTATCGGGATGATGAATTAACTGCTCCAATGGTTTCATTGCAGACATTAGAGATTGCCACTTTATCTAAAGACAACTCTGGCAACTGCACTTTTGATGCTCAGGCACCAGAACTTAACAGTGTGAAGACAGGTGAGATTTACTCATTAGAGAGATTCCCACTGTTGCGGGGCATGATATGAACCTAGACCATCTACATAGTCGTGTTTGGACAAAAGACTACACCTGTAATGAGTTCCTATGTGAAGCATGGAAGGAAGTTACAGGGCGTGATCTTAAGAAGCGCCTAGACAGATTTTTAAATGGGAAGGGTAGCTTCAAGAAACTAAAGGAGCCTATTTCCCCTTGTATTGTCTTTTTCACCAATGGCCCAAGAAGCTCAACACATGTTGGGCTTTTTTATGGCGACAAGGTTTTGCACTTAACTGGTCGTGGTGTGCAGTACGTGCCACTTGAAATTATTTCCATGAACTTTCGGGAAACGAGGTTTTATAAATGAGTTTGAAAAAAGTCATCATCGTTCCTGATGTTTATGACCGATCTACATGGTCAGAAGCTGATGTGGAGGATGTTTTAGCATATATCTATCAGCAGTTTGATGTATGGCCTGAGAACGCAAAGATTTATCACAATCATATTGCAGAAAGTTGTGACATTACTCCAAACCACCCAAAGAGAATCAATGCACAAATTGAGCAGATTCAAAAACTGGATGGCACATTCTATGTGGTGATTGAGCCAGCAATTGAGCCGTTTACGATATTTATGATCATTACGGCAATTCTTGCGACATATAGTCTCTACACTGTGTTGACTATGCCAAAACCGCAAGCACCAGTAGCAGGTTCATCTAACAATGAGTTGGCTCAACGTTCTAACCAGGCACGTTTAAATGCTCGTATCCCTGACATCTTTGGTAGAGTTCGTTCTTATCCGGATCTAATCGCGCAGACTTACACCATTTATAAAGATGGTATTGAGATTGAAGAGTGCTTGATGTGTATTGGCCGAGGATATTTCCAAATTTTGGATATGCGAGATGGTGATACGGATGTAGCGAATATTGCTGGTACTTCGGTTTCAGTATACGACCCGTTTACACCCATTATTGGTACTCCGATTTACCAAGTAGGCGAGGCATTTACTGAATTACCAAAGTTTGTCCGTACTTCTGCATCTATTAATGGTCAGACTATTGAGCTGCCAAATAAAGCAGTGCTTGAGTCGAGTAATGTGTGGTTCCAAAGCCCGAACTTGATTAAAGGTGCTGGTTTAGACTTCACACAATACTTCGCAGCAAATGACCGTGTTGCCTTAAGTGGTGCTGTGTATGGTGTACAGGATGTGAACCTTTCAGGCTCAATTATGGTGAACGAAAACAAGATGGTTATCATCGAGTCGGCCACCAATATTGATAATCCGAACTTGTTTAAAGGTTTGCAGCTGACTGGTGCATTAGTCGATGTAGAAACTACGACAGGAAACCCCCGCCAGTAACAGAGATAAATACCCGTGATTTATCCGGGCAGTTTATTGTTTCTGGTGTGACAAAGACTGTCATTACTGGTGGTTTTCACTATGAAATCACTCTCTCAAATCCTGAAAAGGTCAATGCTAACTGGCAGTACGTCAATAACAGCTACACCATTACAGCAAGTGCTGTGCTAAATAGGAATGCGAACTCAATAACACTTGATGACACTTACACAATTAACAGCGTAACTGCCGACACGATTGCTTTAGTAAATCCGTCTGCCATTAATAATGAGTGGGATAAGCTTTTAACGCTTCCAAATCAAAGCACACAGGGACAAGAGGTTTTAGTCCGGTTTGATGCTGTGAGCAATAAGTATGTTGGGTGGTTTAACTTCGACATGCCAGAAGCGACCCAAGCTGTATTTAACTTCTTTTTCCCGAATGGCCTGTTTTACCAAGACAGTAAAGGCGGTGTATGGGAAGAGGGAATCACTGTAGTCATCGAGTTACAGGCAATTGATAGTAATGGCGATCCAGTTGGTTCAATTACAACGATTAATCAAGAGATTCGAGCTAATAACAAGTCTCAGTTTGGCAGAACGATTTATATTGATCTGCCGACTGCTGGCTCGTTCCGGTTCCGTCTAAGCCGTACAACTGCAACTCAGGCAGGTAAAACCCAAGATACATGCAAGATTAAGTCTGTGTATGGCGTGGCTGATTCCGGGATTAGTGACTATGGCAATGTAACTATTGTTCGCTCTAGAACTGTAGCTACTGACGGGGCTTTATCTATTAAAGAACGTAAGCTCAATTGCTTGGTAAATCGCAAACTTCCAGTTGATGGAACTGGTCCTTTACAAGTCACTAGGTCAGCAGGGCAAGCACTTATTAATCTGGCGTTGGATGAACACATTGGGCGCCGAACTAGTGCAGAGGTAGACATTGCACAAATCAATGCTGAGATTGCCAAAGTTAATGCTTATTTTGGTTCAGACCTCATGTCTGAGTTCAATTACACCATTGACGACGACAATCTAAGCTTTGAAGAAATTGCGGGGATGGTGGCGAGTTCAGCATTCTGCGAGCCGTACCGGTTCGGAAGTCTAACCCGTCTTAAGTTTGAGCAACCTCAAGAAAATGCCGTCTTACTCTTCAATCACCGAAACAAAGCGCCTTTAACTGAAAAGCGCTCTTATACATTCGGTGTGCAGAAAGACTATGACGGGGTAGAGCTTGAATATACTTCGGATGAAGATGATGCCCGTGTGAAGTACATCATTCCTGAAGACATCACGCCTAAGAATCCGTTGAAGATTACTACAACTGGTATTCGCAATGAAGCTCAAGCGAAAGTAAGAGCTTGGCGTGAGTGGAATAAGCTTCGCTACAAATACATGTCCTGTGAGGTTGAAGTTTTAGACGAGTCTGAATTGTTGATTCGTAATGATCGTATTTTGGTTGCTGATAACACAATTGTTGATACGCAAGACGGTGAGGTTGAAGCAGTAGATGGTTTGATTATCCAAACCTCTCAGCCATGCACATTTGATGTTGGTAGTGATTACTTCATTCACTTGCAGATATCGAATGCCACTGTAGATGTGGTGCCATGTACGGCAGGTGTTGATAAATACCATGTAGTGCTTAGTCGGCCGCCAGTACAGCCTCTAGTAGTAAGTGATGATCGATACGTTAAAACACTCTACACCTTGGTTCGTGCTGATCAAACGGAAACACAGGCATTCATGCTTGAAGAACTTACCCCTCAAACTCAAATGACCAATACGCTTAAGGCTTCAAACTACGATGCCCGATTCTATGAGCGTGACCATGACTTTATTTAATTAATTAACAGAAATCCAAGCCCCTTTATCGGGGCTTTTTTTATGCTTGGAGAAAAGGCAATGGCTAGCGAAATCATTACTCGGAAAGAACTTGAAGATGCAAAAGTAGATGCTAAAGACTTGGGAGAGTGTATTCATGGTAATGAAACAGGAGTTGTAACGCCACGGTTTGGAGACTCATATCCAACCTTACCAGCAGCAGTTCAAAAGATTATGGAAACTGGAGGATTTGAGCCATTTCTAACCGAAGCGCAATTAAAAGCAAGTATTCCAACTGTCACACCAAAAGCAGCCAAAGCGCTCGACACGGGAAAAATTTGGTATTGGGATGGCGCTTGGCATGACACTGGCTTGAGCGAGCTTGATCAAGCAATCAATTATGCAGATGAACAAAAAGTGCAAAAGTATCAAGCTTTAAATCGTATTGGTGTTCTGTATGAAATTACAGATGCACAAGGTAATCAAACATGGCTACAAGTATCCTCTACAGATGGACTCCCAACTCCTTTTGCTAAATCAGCAATTCGTAAGTCTGCAAGTATCGATGAGTCAAAACTCATCATTTTAAAAGATGGAGCATTACTCTATTGCGTTCCCGATGCGAATGGAAATCCGACAGCATTATCTGTACGACAAAGTGATGGGATGTTCCCTGATTTTGTAATTGCTGACATTCAGTCACGATTGACTAATATTTCGCCTAATCTTGATGATTTGCAGGTTAGGCCCAAACCTTCAGATTTTCAAATAATTTCAAGTGTTGCTCGCGGTGTCGCTCGTCATGTAGCTAATAAACCATTGCCTACTAAAAAAACAGATTTTGTAAACTCCACAGCACAGAGTAATCGCCTAACTTTTCCTAATACATATAGTGATGCCACGCCACTGATTTTAGTAATTTGTTTTGAAGGTGTTGGAGATCAGCAGCTTGATATACGTGCAGCTTATTCTAATGTGCTTGATCACGGTGTTCTGTGGGCAAGATGCCAATTTCATGGAGATAGCTACGGCTCACCGAAAGCGATGCAAGATGCAATTGAGCTTTATCAAAAAGCTTGTGCAATTGCGCCAATTGCAGGGGTTGTAATTGTTGGAAATTCAATGGGTGGGTGCGCTGCACTTAATGCTCTTACAACAGAGTCAATCCCAAACATTTTAGGTGTCTATTTGACTGATCCAGTTTGTGATTTACGCCAACGTTACGATAATGGCCGGGCCAGTGAAATTAATGCAGCTTATGAATGTGATGCAACAACATATGCAACGAAGACAGCGGGCTATGATCCTATGTTACAGCACTGGTCAAAATTCAAAGGAGCACCAATTTCTATTGTTGCAACTTCAAACGATACGCTTGTACCTAAAGCTCTACACACTGACAAACTTTTGGTAAAGCTTGTTAATCACAACAAAATCAGTGTGTTAGATACACAAGCACCTAATCACAATTCACCCGAAGAATTTATTGTCACACGTCTCATTGATTTCATAAATCAATGTGCATCTGGCGAAGTTATTACGCAAATCTAGGTAGAAAATAATATGAATACGATGGTAGTAAAAGCAACCGGCACAATCGCTAATCCAAGTAATACGCCCGTTATTGTCGGCGCAGCAGTAACTAGTGATACGTTTTTAGGAAATGGAGAAATTTCAGGTCGTAATAGTGATGCGGCTTTAGGTGGTAGCCCTATAGTTTGGCGTGGGTTTGATAATTATACTTCAACTGGAATCTATGCCATTAATAACAATACACTTGTGGCTACAAAGGATAATAACTTTGGTGTTGTTGGTATTGATTATAAGTTAACAAACTTAGCAGTACAGTTTAAAGTTGCTCAATCTGGCTCGGATTTAAATGCTTTAGCAGTATTTTTTGATGTGAGACGTGCAACCGGTTCTGTTCGGGTGTATCGATTAAACTTTTATGGTGGTAATAAGGTAGATCTTGTTTACCGAAATGAAAGTAGTGTTACTTCTGTATTAGCTTCAACTAATGCGACAGTAAATGACACAATTCTATATATTGTTAATGGATCCTCACACAAAGTTTATGTCAATGGCGTATTGAAAATTGATTTATCTCATACTGGATATGTCGGCGAGGGATATGTGAGCTTATCGCGTACATCAATTTCAACTTTAGCCGGCACATTTGGTATTGATGATTTAATTGTTTATTCCATTTAATTAAAACTATTTATAGCACCTAATTCGGGTGCTTTTTTATTGCCTAAACGAAAGGGGGAAGGCATGACTGAAAATGAATCATACGGGTTGAGATTTGAAAAGAAAATCGACTCCATTCAAAGTGATATCCGCATGTTGTCAGATCATGTTACTCGACTGACTTTCATTAATGAAGCGCACAAAGAGACTAGCGAACAGAACAAAAAGGATATCGATACATTGGATATCAAAGTCGCCAATTTAGAAAACCGCACAGCAGCGCAAGATGGTGGAATTTCTGTGCTGCGTGTATTGCTGGGAATATTTGCAGGCATCGTATTTTCATTGTGTGCGTGGGTTGGATCTTCAATTATTCAATTAAGCCAAGACCAGTCTTTAATTAAAGAGAAAGTATCACGATTGGAGGAAGCAAAAAGATGAACAGTGAAAATACTCGAGCATATCTAGCTTTCGCATTGGTGGGATTAATGTTTGTTTTAGTGATTGCTTTATTTTTTGTGGATATGCCCCGAGAAAATAGCAATCTGATTAATACAGCATTGGGCTTCATTGCAGGGGCTATGACAACTGCATGTGGCTTTTATTTTGGTAGCTCTGAATTAGAGAAAAAGAAAGGTGAATCCAATGACAACTAAACCATTCTTCGACGCCGCCCGTGTCATTGCAGGTGGTAAACTAACGCAAGCACAAGTAGATGATTTAAATAAAGTGGTCGAAAAACTTGCACCAAGTGGGAAAACGACAAGTGATGTTGGAGTGGAACTAATTTCAGGCTTCGAAGATACGCGCTTTAAAGCTTATGATGATGGTGTGGGTATCTGGACTATTGGAACTGGCACTACAGTTTATCCAAATGGTGTGAAGGTTAAGCAAGGTGATACTTGCACACCTGAACAAGCTAAAGCTTACTTTAAACACGACTTGGCCAAATTTGAAAAAACAGTAAATGAATCTGTGACAGTGCCCCTAAATCAAAATCAGTTTGATGCTTTGGTTTCTCTGACTTACAACATTGGCGCAGGTGCTTTAAAGAATTCAACTTTGCTCAAGTTGCTTAATAAAGGCGACTACAAAGGCGCTGCCGATCAATTCCTTGTATGGAACAAAGCAGGTGGCAAGGTTATGAAGGGCCTAGTTCGTCGCCGAGAAGCAGAACGAGCACTCTTTTTAAAGAAGTAACTTATATGTGTAAGCGTACCAAAGTTGCAACAATCATCACATTGCTGTGTTTAATCTTCTCAGGTTGCACAGCTCACACTATTAACACGTCTGTTAATGTTGGGATTTGTGTAAGGGCTTTGTGATGTCGCAAGTCATGATCATGGTTTCTGAATCTGGCAAGATGGAGCACACATGCAACCTTCTTGCCGAAATAAATAAAAAAGGTGAAGTCATAAAGATTTATGACCACAATGGAAACGAGCTAAAAATTAACTTTTTAAATAATGAAGTTTACTTTAATAAGACTTGGTGGCAATTCACTAATATACAATCACTTATCTAGTTGGTAAAGTCTTGGCATAATCTGCTTTTATTTGATCACAATAATCTGCCCAGCTTTGCATCATCTCTCTTCTTTTCTCTAAATGTTTTGTCCGGTTGTATGCTCGACCATGCATATCTTTAACTTTGTGAGCTAATTGCTGCTCAATAATTTCAATAGGGTAGTTAAGTACTTCCTCTAATATTGTTCTTGCAGAAGCACGGAAGCCATGTCCGCAAACTTGTTCAGATGTATAGCCCAATCTACGTAATGCTTGGTTAATTGTATTTTCTGACATTGGTTTAAGTTTGCTAGTCATAGAAGGGAATACATACTCACTTTCCCCATCGGGATCATAAGTCAGTTCTTTTATTTTCAGCAACAGTTCTTTAACTTGTCTAGGAATAGGCACAAGGTGTTGTACGCCAGTTTTATTTTTTGTTTTTGGTGGCGTATATCTCCAAAGATCAATTTCTAAGTCAATATCTGGCCACTTTGCATAACGCAGCTCACCAGGACGAACAAATACATAAGGAGCAATTTTTAAGGCCATTTGGGTAATGAATGTGCCTTCATAAAAATCGATGTCATAAAGTAGTTCAGCAAATTCATTCGATTCAGTCAAAGCTGATAAATGTTTTACTTTAGGTGTTTTTAAGGCACCTCTTAAATCTTGAGTTACGTCTCTCTCACACCTACCAGTGGCAACGCCATATCTCATGATTTGTCCGCATTTCACTTTAACTTTTTTTGCTGTCTCTAATTTTCCTTGTTTCTCATAAATGCGGCAGATATTTAAAACTTCTACTGGGGTAACTTTATCAATAGGTTTTTTTCCAATATTGGAATTTATGACTTGAAGTAATCTTTTATGACCACGGATAGTTGACTCAGCAAAATCTTGTTTGGATTCCCATTCTGCAGCAACAGCAGCAAAAGTATTTTTCTCTGAGTTTATATGTTCTTGTTCAACTCTTTTACGTTCAACTTGTGGGTCAATATTCTGAGCCAGTAAAGTTCTAGCTTCATCCCGTTTAGATCGTGCATCTGCAAGACTTACTTCTGGGTAAGAACCAAAACCAATAGTATTTCTTTTTTTTGTATATGGGCGTGAGTAATCAAAACGCCAAAATTTATTTTGGTTTTTATCTATAAGCAAATAGAGACCCGAACCGTCAGATAGTTTCAGGGATTTTCCATTTTCTGATTTTGCTTTCTTTATCTTTGTATCAGTAAGTGGGACAACGGTTTTAGGCATTTTTGCGGTACCATTTTTGCGGTATTTAATGAGGTACTGTATTAAGTACCGTAAAAAAACAAGAATTATCTCGGTCTATGTCGGACTATTAAAGACTATAAAAAGTTAATAATCAATTATAGGAAAAGGGTTCCCGTACTATTTCGGACTAACGTGTAATTTAATTTGGTGCGCCCTGCGGGACTCGAACCCACGTCGGTCGCTTAGGAGGCAACTGCTCTATCCAGTTAAGCTAAGGGCGCATAATTTTATGATTATAAACAAAAAAGCTATTGCTAAGGCAATGGCTTTTTTCATGTTTTAGGTATTAAAAATTTTGTCATAGTGGTTAATAAAAAGTTAAACCACTCAAAGGTTTTAGAGCTGTTTATGTCTTATATAAAAAATAGAGTTTATAAAGCTAAAAAATCACAAAAAATTCATGTTTACCTTTCTATGATCTGAAGCAAAACACGAAAACATTCAAGGCAAGCAATCGGGTAAGTGAAGCTATTTTCAGAAGGTTGTTTGTTAAAGAATCAGATTTGGCTACAACATAATTTAAAAGGGCATAACATGAAAAAAATTGATGAACAGGACCTATCTAGAATTATTGAAATGGCATGGGAAGATCGAACCCCATTTGAAGCAATTGAGCGAGAGTATGGCTTACGTGAAAGTGAAGTTATTCGTTTAATGAGATATAACTTAAAATCGAGCAGTTTTAAACTCTGGCGTAAGCGTATGGCAGGGCGTAAAACCAAGCATCAGCAATTACGTTCACCAGAAGTTGAACGAGCTTACTGTTCTCGTCAGTATAAATATGCTTAAGACCATCAAATATAATCAATTGAAATACAACTGATTCAACAATGAAGAGTAGTGTTGAATCAGTTAAAACAATCCGGTGAAATATTTACTTATTCGAGCGGGCGTGTCGTTTACATCTTTCAGAGCAATATTTTACTTCTTCCCAGCAACGCTCCCATTTCTTTCGCCAGTTAAAAGAGCGTTGACAATAGACACATATTTTCTGGGGTAGATGCTGTTTTTTCATGATGTTAAAGCTCATCAAGTTGATGAATAAGTAACTTTGCATGCTTCATGACAGAAGCTTTATCTTTCATACGATCAAGGTTTTTGTAGACCATCGCCATTCTGGGATTTTGACGAAATATGGCCTCATGCTGGCTCATAAAATACCAATACAAGCTGTTAAATGGACAACTGTCTGGTTCAGTTTTGGTTTTGACGTTATATGTACAGTGCTGACAATAATTTGACATTTTATGTATGTAATTACCTGATGCAGCATAGGGTTTACTTGCCATGATGCCGCCATCTGCATACATCGCCATGCCTAAAGTATTCGGTAATTCGACCCATTCATAAGCATCTACATAGACAGCTAAATACCATTCGCAAATTTCTGATGGATTTACACCTGCTAAAAGCGCAAAGTTGCCTGTAATCATTAAACGCTGAATATGGTGAGCATAGCCATGTTCAAAGGTAGTTCTGAAACACTCGGCCATACATGCCATTTTTGTATCACCTGTCCAGTAATATTGTGGCAGCGGCGTGGTGGCATGAAGGGTATTTTGATCGCTATAGTCAGGCATAGATAACCAATAGATTCCACGCACATATTCCCGCCATCCTAAAATTTGGCGAATAAATCCTTCTACTGCATTTAAGGGGGCCTGTCCGTTGTAATAGGCTGTTTGAGCAGCGTCACATATCTCTTTGGGTAATAATAATCCACAATTTAAATAAGGCGAGAGCAGACTATGAAACATAAAGTCTGAACCATAAACCATAGCATCTTGATAATCGCCAAAGTGGGTTAGGTTGTTAGAAATAAAATCATCTAAAGCAAGCAAGGCATTTTGACGGGTAGTTGCCCATTGAAAGGAATCGATATTGCCGATATGTTGAGAAAATTCTTTCTTGACCAGTCGAATAACATCTATATCAATTTGATCATGCTCAAACGCTAATTTTGGTGGCAAAGGTGGATCGCCTGACCATGCTTTTCGATTGGCTTGATCAAAGTTCCATTGCCCGCCTATGGGTTGTTGGTCATACATTAAATATTGAGTTTGCTTGCGCATTTCTCGGTAAAAGTATTCCATTCTTAGCGTTTCATATTTCTTTGCCCATTGCTTGAATTGTTCTACGGTACAAAAGAAGCGATCATCTTCTAAACAAATAACAGATAGTTTTAGTGAGTTAGCCCATGAACTTTCGATTTCATGCTGCAAACGATATTCACCACATTGGGTAATGACGAGAGCATTCGCGAAGAAGTGTTGCTGCTGCAAAGCAATAAAGTCGACTAACTTTTTTATATGACTTTCGCGCTTAAATGTGTGATAACGGATTTTCCAGCCCTGTGCTTTTAATTCTTTTGCAAAGTGTCGCATTGCACTAAAAATCAGCGCTATTTTTTGTAGATGATGAGCAACATAAGATGTTTCCTCAAGCACTTCAGCCATCAAAATAACGTCTTCATTTCGGTTTAAATACTTGAGCGTTGCGAGTTGGTGATTTAATTGATCACCCAGAATTAAACCAAATCGCAT